CAATGCTGCCGCCACTGCTGCCGGCTTTACTCCGGCCGCCCCTATAGCAGAATGGGCCGATCCGAGCAGTCTTAACGATATGGACGAAGAGAAAGCAGTTAAAAGCTACCGGCGATAATATGGCCAATCCAATGGATACGCTAAAGAAGGCGGTCAAGAAACCGGCTACCGAAGAGACTGCCGAACTGGAGATAAACGAGCCGCTGGAACGGGTGTTTGCCACTCGTAAGCTCTCCCATTTCGCCCATTGGAGGACCGCCTCCGATGCCGAGCACCGTGCTCTTGGCGAGCTGTACGACAGTATTGTGGACGCCTGTGATGCCGTAGTGGAAGGATATCAAGGTGAGTTTGGCCTGCTGAAGGATCTTGAGACCTGCGCGGCTAAGCTCGATAAGGACATCGTCGAGTATATCCTTGAAGACGCAACCTGGCTGCGGACAAATCAGGACAAGCTCTGCCGCGGCTCCAAGTCGCTCTCGGCGCTCGTCGACACTCTTATGGCCTCGTACAACCGAGCTTTGTATAAATTGAAGAACCTGCATTGATGGGGGCTATATGGATATCGTAACCACTCCAGGCCAATTGGCCGCACTTGACAACGCCCGCGCCCTCCAGACCTTGAAGGACGAGGCGGAAATCGCCGTACTGCTTCACCAGGAAAAGAAGCAGGCGGTAGTATCAAAACTCTCCATCCACTTCAACACCGTCTGGGAGCAGGTCAAAAAAGACAACCGCGCCGTACGCGAACAGACTATCTCGTTGTTGAGAAGATCCCGTGGTGAGTACGATCCGAAGAAACTCGCCGCCATCAAGCAGTTTCAAGGGAGCGAAGTCTTTATCCGTTCCGGAGAAACCAAATGCCGGGCAGCCTTTTCATGGATCACCGATATCTACCGCGGCGCCAACGCCATTCCGTTCTCGCTTGAACCGACTGCCGTCCCGACTCTTCCCGACCAGACAAAGGAACAGATCAAGGCCGAGATCATCAAACAAGGCCTTGCCCTGCAACAGCAGCTGGCGGTCGCCGCGCAAGCCGCCGGACAACCGCTCGACCCATCGATCATCGCCAAGACCATGAACGACTGGCAGATCGTGGCCGAGAAGAAGGCGACCGAGAAGATCCTTAAGGACGCCAAAAGCCGCTGCCTTAAAGCCGAAACAAAACTGCGCGACCAGAACGAGGAGGGTGGTTGGGACGATGCCTTCAAGGACTTCCTCTGGTATTTCATCCGCTGCAAGGCCGGCATCATCAAGGGGCCGGTCCTCACCAAGAAAAAGCGCTACGTGTGGGAGCCGAACGATAGCGGCTCGTTTGATTTCGTGACCAAGGAAACTATCGGCACCGATGTCTACTGTGTCTCACCGTTCAATTTCTACCCGTCCGGGGGGATGAAGACCAAGAACGACGGCGACGTTATCGAAGTCCACGAGCTCACCCGTCAGTCCCTTAAAGAGATGGACGGAGCCCCGGGCTACAGCAGCCAGGAAATCAACACCGTGCTAGAGAAGCTTCATTCCGGCGACCTGAAGGGTAAGTGGCTTACCATCGACGACGAGATTGCCGTGTCGGCGGTTGAACGGGAAAAGGTCGGTACGTCAGGCAACCCATCGACTACCGCGGCCCTTCTGACAGTCAACGACCAGAAGGTGCAGGCGCTTGAGCTGTACGGTTCGGTATCCGGCTTCATGCTTAAAGAGTGGCTCGACAACGCCGGGCTTGATTCAAAACAGATCGACGTTCACGCCGAGTACCAAGCCAACTGCTGGAAGATCGGCGAGCACGTTATCAAGGCGGTCATCAACCCGGATGAACTGGGGCGGAAGCCGTATCATATCTCCAGCTGGGCCAAGAGTCCGTCGTGGGTGCTTGGCGAAGGACTGCTTGAGTTTGCCGAGGCAGTTGAGGACATCCTTAACTCCATTGCCCGTGCCCTGCAGAACAACATCGCCATCGCCTCCGGGCCGATGGTGGAGGTGAACTCAGACCGATGCGACGACAAAACGCCGACCTATCCGTGGAAGAAGATCTACTCGACCTCCGCCCAAATGAAAGAGGGGCCGGCGGTAACCTACTACCAGCCGCAGATGCACACGGCCGAACTGATTGCGGCCTACCAGTTCTTCTCCCGCCTCTTGGACGAGATGACTGTGCCGGCTTATGCCCAGGGTGCATCACAGTCCGGGGTTACTGCCGGGACTGCAACAGTTTTCACGCAACTGCTGGCAGCTGCAAGCAGATCCATCAAGGCGGTCGTAGCAAACATCGACGACGACGTGATCACTCCATACAACCAGATGTCCTACGACTACCTGATGAAGTTCGACGATGACCCGGAGATCAAGGGTGACGCCCACGTCGTGGCCAAAGGGGTATCCGGACTGCTGGCAAAAGAGCAGGAAGCACAGCGCAAGGTGGAGTTTCTGCAGGTGGCTGCTAATCCCGTCTATGCCCAGACTTTGGGGGCTAAGAACATTGGCTACATCCTGGCCGAGATCGCCAAGGCCAACAACCTCAACCTCCCGGATGCCGAGCGCCTAGAGGGCAACCCGTCCCTTGAAGAACTGTTGACCCGCATGAACAGCCAGGCAGCCGGCGTCGACCCCAATCAGGCGACCGGACAGATCGCTTCCGGCGGCACTCCGGCCAACGCCCAGGCAACCACCGCAGACGGCAGACCGGCAGGCGCCCCCGAGGCGCAGCAGCCAGCCCAGATAGGAGCGTAAGAGATGAGCCTGTTAAGCGTTTTAGCTAAAGGCGTCGCCGCAACCAAACCGGCGCTACCGAAGGGCGTTAATCTTAAAAAAGCACAGCCGGCTCGTTCGCTTACTGAAAGCGACGACCCTGTCGTAAACGAAGATCGTTTCCCTGAGAATGCGGTTGACCAGATCGCTCTTTTGCCGGGCAGCCCGGTCTCAAAAGCTTGGCGAGGTTTTGTTAAAGGCGCTTTCAGAGAGAATAGGTACGAAAATGACTGAGCACCAATTCAAGATCTGTTCCCGCCTGGCCAAGTGCCAAGAGGGACGTGATTTCCTCGACGAGATCATCCGTCCCATGCAGCTTGATAACTACAAAGATCTGCTCAACGACGGCAAAACATCGCGTGACGAGCTGGTTGGATTCGGCTGCTGTCTTGAAACAATTGTGGATCTGCTCGAAAATTGTGATAAACGACTCGTGGCGCAAGCAGAGAAGTCGCCTGAAGAGTGGGCCTAGTTCTTTCCCAATTAAATAGTTTTTGACGTAACAAATAGTGGACACCGTACAACCGGCCCACACCTAAACAGCAAAGGGAGACCTCAGGGCCCCGACAGAAAGGACTTAATATGGAAAGCAACACCGAGCTTGACATCCCGAACGAAGTGACCGAAGCGGCCACCCTCGCCAACCAGCTTCACGAGCAACTGTTTCCGACGGAGACGCCTGCAGAGCCCGGGCAGCATGATGAGCCCGCGCCCGAAGCGCCCGTAGCTGAGCAGCCAGCTGAAGATGTAACGGCCGAGCACCGCTACAAGACGCTGCAGGGAAAGTACAACAAAGAGGTCGTATCGACGTTGGCTGAAAACCGCCAGTTGCGGAAAGATCTGGAGACCTTGCAGGCGGCCCAGAATGCTTCCAAAGAAGCGGTTGCACAGATAACCGATACCCGCCTTGAAGACGTACTGAACAAGCTCAAAGAGGAGTACCCGGACGAGCTGATCGAAAACCTGCGCCTCCTCAACAGGCTTGAGGCCGAGCAGATTACCCGTGAGGCGGTCCGGCCGATGCAAGAGAGCCACGCTTCCAGTGAGGAGCAAAAGCAGCTCGAACGACAGAACGGTTTTGTTGAGCATATCTCCACCTCCTCCCCGGCGTGGGAGAAGATATGGAACACCGCCAACGACCTCTTTGCCGGGAACGATCCGGAGGATCCGGCCATCGCCGAATTCCTCAACAGTTCCGATCCGAGCGGCCTTTACACCAATCTGCAGCTGCTCGATATGTATAACGAGAAGTTCGATGCCGAGAGGTTTGCCAAGGTGTGCAACCTCTATGAAACACCCAAGGCCCCGGCAGCCAACCCGAGCCGTGACGCCCTGCTGGCCCCTAGCCGGGTGACGAGGCAGGCGGCTCCGGTATCAACCGAAGCCAAAAACTGGTCGATGCGCGACATCCAGCAGTTTCAGAGCGACCGGCGTAACGACAAGTACAGTGACGACCAGGCTGACGCCATCTGGATAGATATCCAGAAGGCATTGGCCGAGAACCGTATCACCGGATAAATCCCGTCGAGAGACGCAACAAACAGTGTGAGCTAGTAACGAATATATTTTAAGTCAAGAAATGCCGATACGGCATAAAGGAGAATTATCATGGCCGGACCTTTCCCAGTAGCACCAGGCAATCCCGATTACGGAACCAGCGGTGCTTCCCAGTACATTCCCGCGATCTACTCAGCACTGTTGATCGACAAGTTCTACCCGACTACCGTGTGGGGCGAGATCTCCAATACCAAGTATGAGGGTTAACTAATATTTGAGCCCTCGTTAAATCCCGTGAATTGCTGGGAACCCTGACCGTGAAAGACGAAGGCAATCAGCAGCCAAGCCAAACAGGAATGTTTGGAAGGTTCAACGACTAACGCATGGAGGCCCAACATCGAAAGATAGTGGCCGGTAAAGCGACACGAGCGCGGGAGACAGTTCCTTGATAATTGAATATTTCGGTAACATCGGCGATAGCTTTATGGTATATTAAGTCTAAAGGAGATACCACTATGGCCGATAAAAAGTTTTTCGTGAGTAAGGAAGAGTTGGATGAAGCTTATATTGAATTACAGTCAATGGGGTTGGTCGCAAAAAGATTCGGGGTATCAAAAAAACTTGTTCTTAATTACATGGACAAGTATGAAATTCCCCGCTTTGTACGTGATACTCAAAGCAGGATTGATGAGATTTCAATAAAAGCAATGGATGGATGGGACAGTGCTAAAATTGCCAGCAGCATGCAAATATCCGTAGTGACCGTAAACAAACTTGCAAAAGCAAATGGCATCAGCCTGACACGATACCACAAAGGTTTTGCAACAACGGACTCGGGATATATTTTAGTGAGAAAACCAGACCACCCCAACGCCGACAAAAAGGGGTATATCAGAAAACATATATTGATAGTTTCTGAAAAACTCGGCAGGCCGTTAACGGATAACGAGGTGGTTCATCATATTGATGAAAACAAGTCGAACAATGACTTGTCAAACCTTCAGTTAATGACCAAATACGAACACAAAAGTTTTCACTCACGAAAACCACGCAAACGAAATATTTGATTAGAACTGTTATGATATAGTCTGGGCTCCATGGAAACATGGAGAAGCGTAGGATAAAGAGCCAACGCGATAACAATACCGGATATAAAAAGTATGGGTGACACGGTCTACATCCGTACCCGTGCCCAGATCGACACCTTCAAGTACAAAAAAGGCATGGTACTGCCGATCCAGAACCCCGAAGCGCCGTACATGACCCTCAAGATTTCTCAGGGCGAGGGCTTCTCGTTCGCTATCGACAAAGTCGACGAGTTCCAGTCCGACATCAAGCTGATGAACACCTTCGCCGAAGATGGTGCCCAGCAGCAGAAACAGGTGATCGACAAGAACTCCCTCGCCTGCGTCGCCGCCGCTTCCGGTGCCACCATGACCGGTTACGACGTTTCCGATAACCCCATCACTTCCGGTATCAACGCCGGCGTGGCGGGGCAGACGGTACTCTGTTTCGGCGGGGCATCGGTCAAATCAGGCGTACTCGCCTCCACCGCCAATACCCCAGCCGCCAACAGCGCCTGGATCGGTCTCGGCAGTCAGTCCGGCACGCAGACATCAGTTGGTACGATGGCAACAAGCGCAACCGGTTACGGCGCAGTTGGCGACTGGCTGGTCGACCGTTTCCTTTACTACGGTCAGCTGCTTGACGAGAACAACGTGCCAGACGCCGACCGCTTTATCGTCGCTCCGATGTGGGCGGTACAGCGCATCAAGTCGGTACAGTCGAAACTCGGCCAGGCATACATCACCGGTGATGCCACCAGCCCGACCCGTTCCGGCAAGATCGGCGGCATCGACCGCTTCAAGATCATCGGCTCCAACAACATCCCTGATGTTGCCGGCTGCTTTCCGATCATCTTCGGCCACAAGTATGCTCTGACCTTTGCCACTCAGATGACCGAGTCGCGCATGATCGACAACCCGTACGCCTTCGGCAAGATCATGCAGGCGCTGCAGATCTACGGTTTCCAAATCATCAAACCGGGCTTCCTCGGTGTCGACTGGCTGAAGCAGTAAAAACCAACAACCTGTGAGGTGGGTCCGTAGCCTGGGCCCGCCTTACTACCACTCAATAAAGGAGAAACATTATGGCCGCTTTTGGCGCAACACCAGTAACCGCAACTTTCAAAAGAGGACGCAAAGCCCTCGCTAACGGCATTAACGCCGTTAACGCCATGGTCTTTTCGTTCGTCATTCCGGCATCCTCGACCGTTGCCGGACCGATCGACATCGCCGGCGTCAAGCTCTCCCCCGGCTCAGTCATCCTCGGCGGGGTCGTGTCTCCGTCGGCAACCCTTGGCGGCACAGCAACACTGGCATTCAAAACCAAGACATCCAACGTCGTATTCTCGGCCGCAACCGCTTATGCCGCAGAGGTGGCAATTCCTAACAGTATCGCTATAGCCGTACCATCCTCGGCAACTACCGACGATCAGGTACAGGTGTCGCTGGCAGCAGCGTCCTCACCGGCAGCAGACATCACCGTCACCGTTACCCTCTTTGTCGGTTCGTTCGGCGCTGAGGTCGGTCGCTCTGCCGCAGTAGGCAACTAACCACTAAAAACCCAACTGAAGCCCCCTCCGGGGGGCCGATGTGGAGAAAAGAGAACTTCAGATGGCCTGGTCACCAGAACGAGTAGCAAAAGAGGCCGCTAGAAGGGCTGCCCTAAAAGAAGCCATAGTAACCCCTGCACCGGTAGACGATAGCCCCACCACCGAGCTCTCAGAGAGTCCGCTTTTGGACATGAAGCCGGATTTAAGTCGCCTTAACGATGACGACAAGATGCAGTCCCTAATCAACCTACTGAAAGTGCTGCCAACCCAATATATGCAAGACGATGCCATGGCTAAGGAAAACATCTGGCGCATAGCACGTTTTGAGCCAACCACCGAACAGCTTGCCCGGGCAAAAGAGGCGATCGAGAATGAACCTAAAAGACATCAGGGATGAAGCATACGACATAGCACGGGAGACCGGGACAACCGAGTCGAACCGCCTGTGGAAAAAAACGGAAATGAACCGGTATATCAACAGAGTGTACCGGTTTATTGCGCGTGAGACCAAGTGCATCAGGGATGCCGTGACTCCGGCCGTCTGCCGGATCGACGTGGCGCCCCCTGCCGATCTGGCAGCGCTCGAAGCACTCGCCCTTAACGACGCCTCTTACGCCGACGACCTGGCCGAGTATAACCGAGAAGGAAGCTGGATGTACCACACTCTCGTCGCCCCACGTATCTTTCCGCTTCATCCGGCGATCCTCGATCTTGACGAAATCAAGTGGCACGATCTGCCGTGGAAGCTGACGAAGGTCTCCGTCACCAAATGGCAGATCAACCCGAAATGGGAGCAGGTGTCCGGTTATCCGACCGAGGTGGCGACCGACTACTCGACCGGTTACCTGGCGGTCAACTACCGCTTTGCCGGCAGTGACTCGTTGCGCCTTACCGTCAAGCGGATGCCGCTGGTTGATTTGATTGCCGATACCGATGTCCCCGAGCTGAAACTCCCTTATCACGATCTTATGATCAACGGCATTCTCGCCCAGATGTACGGCAAGCAGGACGCCGAGACCCTCGACAAGGACCAGGTCGCCAAATACATGGCCCTCTACGCTGCCGACGTCGATAACATCAAGCAGCAAGAAGCGGTCTTCGACCAGCGCCTCCGTCCTAACGGCTCCTTGGATGCGTTCCGATGAGCAGCGTCGGCGGCAAGTACGATAAGGTTAAGGAAGCGCTGCTGTTCTCGAAATGCCTCGGCATCAACGACAGCGTCGCCATGCGCACCCACAAGACCAATCCGGACACCGGCGAGACAGAACTGCTTGATTGCCTTAACGTCACCACCACTCCGGACGGGGCGATTGAGACAGTAGCTCAGTTTGTTACTGCCTTTACCCACAGCGCCCCCATCACCGGTATCTCGGCCGGGAAAAGGTTCATCTACACGGACGCTCTCAGCGCTAGCGAATGGAACGGCACAGATCACGCCGCCATCGGCGCCCTGCTGCTCGGCCACATAGCGCACACGCCGCTTGACGTGCGCCTGGCGACGGCAACCAAGGTCTATAAGGGGAGCGTAGCTGGAGCGGCACTCACCGAAGCGGTTCTCGGCACAACCACCGATATCCCGGCAACGTCAAAGACCTATGCCGGGCAGCCTCCTTTTACCAAGTCGTTTGTCTATAACGGTTTTCTTTACGGCGTCAACAAGGCCGACCCACGCTTCCTGCAATACTCCGAATACGCCCACTATGACGTGTGGAACATCGCCGACAACTTCATCGGCCATCGTGACGCTATTATCGACGCCGGGGCGATCGTTTCAGAAAAGGCCGGCCAGACTGGCGGTATCATCTGCCTGCATGCCGACGGCGTCTCTGTGTACGACGGTGCAAACCCGGGTGACTTCTCCCAAAAGTTCTTTCCGTGCTCGCCCATCGCCGGCACGCTCTACAGCGGCTTCGTCAGCAAAGCGTACGGTTACGCCCATATCTTTCTCTGTGACGATGGTATCTATACGATCGATCCGGACGGGAATGTGGTCAATCTGACTGTCAGTACCTTTCAGCATGTCAGTGGTCTCAACAGCTCCTACACGGGCGCTATCGTCGCCGGCGGCAAGTACCTCGCCTTCGGCAACAACGTCTGCGTCGAGTACGACTTCCGCACCAAGACGGCCATGAAGAGAGCCCCCGCCGGGGTGACAGGTGCAGCAATCTGGAACGATACCCCTTATTTCGCCACAGGCTCTACCGTCGCCACTCTCGCTTCCGCAGCTGGTGAAGGGTCCTTGGCCGCCAGCTCGGTAACGCTCCCCTACAGTGACTTCGGGGTGAGCGGCGCCAAGTCGCTGTCCGATCTCTATTTTACCGGCACGGCAACAGACGATCTACTGATCACCGCTACCGCCGACAACGGCACAATCTGGGAGATTACCGAACCAGCTCCAGGTAGCGTTTACAACCACCGTATCAAGACGCCACGGATACTGCTCGGCAACCACCTCTCCCTGCAGCTAGAGACGGATTCCGGAGCGTTTCGCCTTGAGACCTTGAGGGCAACCTTCACCCCGTCATACCGGAGCCGCTAGCGTGGTCTCCCAAAGCCCCATACTGCGTGATGCCGACGCGGAAAAGAACGCCTACCGTGGCTACGCTATGTCATTGTTCCGTAAATTCAGCCACGAGGCAACAACGCTGGGTAAGCTTAACATGTGGACAAGGAGTGTAACGCTTGCCAACGGGGTGGTGATTACCTGCCGGAAGTCGTTTAACCGGGAGGACGTGTTTGTTAGTGTGCCGAGCGGTCTGTTACCTGTTGCCAGCCATCAGGTATCGTCACTGTCCGGGGTCATCTTTCATCCACGCAGCGGGGCGTTCAGTGTGTTGCGCTACACCGAATACGAGTACACTCCTTACGGCATCATCAGCACATCAATCTATTTCGACAGTGTGCGTGCTGGTGGCTGGACCGAAGGCAAGACTGAAATCATACTCCCGTCTGGTACAGACCAGTGGGACTACCCGCCCTTTCCTTTACGAGACGCCGACAATGCCAGTTTTGTGTGGGGATCACGCCTAACGAAAACCATCAACAGTAATGGGGTCGTTACCGGCAGCAGCTCCACCGAAGTCGGTTCGTTCGACCAGCCCGGCATGTACGGCAACCTGACATGGGAGAATGGTGCCCTCTTTGAAAACGGCAGCTGGGACAAGCCTTTTGAGACGCTGTCTTGGAAGGGTCCGCCGTCACGGCATTTTCGGTTGCCGAGCAACAGACACATTACTGGGCTATCGAACTTCGAGACGTCGGTACATTACGTATGGGACGATCTGCCCCAGTACACGACCTTCGATACAAAAGTGTATAAAGGTGGCGAGGTGCTGTACGATGCCCCCAACTTTTCATGGCCGTACAACCCGAGTTACGTCGGCAACAGATGCCTTGTACTGGGAGCATCACCAGATTATCTCGTCACCCAGAACGATCACTACTATGCGCCGAAGTATATCTGGCTGCTCTCTGACGGCATGGTTCTATCCGGAGAAGAGCTGTCGGTAGCAACCGGCTATATTGCGGGCAAGAATAACGTCATCCCGCCACCGCAGCCGCCGGTATCTATTTTGAATACCATCGAGCTAAAGAAACCCGGCTTCTATCTTGGCCTCTGGACGCGCAAGATCAGCCTGCAGTCGAATGGCTCACCTCGGGTGGATAAGTTCCGTACCAGTGGCTTGGAGCTGGTGGCTGAATACTCTTACAGCCGCAAGGGTCTGCCGTTCTTTAGCAACGAAGATCAGACGAGTTTTATCTCTGGCAACGGCGACAGGCTGGATATAACCGTAGTCGAACCGGTTTTTGACATCAAAAACAGTGACGGCTACATCACCGAGAAAGGAAGCGACGGCGACGTGACGAGCGAGTTTAGTTCCTACACGCGACCAAACGGGACGTACTCTGAGACAGCAACCAACAGCGTGTACATTAACAACGCTTTCTGGGGGAGTGCATGGTTTACCGACGTTACCACGCTGACAGTCAGCGCCGTCGTACCGGAAACGCTGCTGTATTTTGAGTATAGCAAAAACGCCTTAACCAGTTGTCGCAGTACATTCAACTTCCTGTCGGCACCGAGCACCAACTGCAACGACCACGATATGACCTGCGATCACAAGCTGTTTATCGGAGGCGTTGAAGTAGTGATGTTGCACTCTCACCGCCACTGG